TCCTGAATATTTTACCTCATTAGAACCTTTTCTAAACAATTTAAATATTAAAGTTGCTGATATTAACAGCTTTGCTGATAAAAATAATGAATTAATACGAAAAGGATTCCATTATAAATTAATAAATAACCCAGGAATTAAAACCGGAAATAGTGGTGATATTGACTCAACAATCCCAGCAATCTCATACCCAACTTTCTTTTTTAGTAGAGCTATATTAGGATATGAAATAAATGGAGAAGCCTTATCTGCAACTAATGATACTAATGCTACTGGATTAGAACAAGTTTATATTACTTTAGGTCATTTACTTTTATTAGTAAAATCTAATGGAATGTTATTTCAAAGACAAAGTGAAGGTGATAAAACCAATCAAACCCCATATATTTACATTGATGTTAATCCTGATACTAATAGATGTTATACCTTTCAAGGACATTGTTCTATGGACCCTACAGTTTGTTTAATTGGATCAAACAACTTACCTTTTGGTATTAAATCCCCTACTTTTGATGCCATAAAATCTAACTATCCTTGGTTTGATGATAATGGAACTGGAGGTAGATTTATGTGGACTTTAGTAAATATAAATTGGATAACTTCTATTCTAAAAGACTTAAGTGCTGGTAGTACTAAAGGAGATGTCTTTATGATAGATTTTCTTCAAAAAATATTAGAAGGTATTTCTAAAGCAACAGGAGGATATAATGAATTTAGAGTAGTACCTGATGATGATTCAAGGTGTATAAGAATATTTGATGGAAGAAAAGTAACAAAACAAGGTTCAACTCCCGAAATATATACTGAAATTCCTGTATTAGGTAATAAAAGTTTAGCTTATAATTTTAATTACACTTCAAAAATTGCTCCTAATATGGCTGCGATGATAGTTATAGCTGCACAAGCCCAACCTTTTGGAGTACAAGGAGCAGAAAATGCTTTATCTTTCTCTCACCTAAATAAAGGAATGCACAACAGATTAGATTCAATAGTAGTAGATTCTGGTACAGATAAAAATAAGGAAGAGAAAACAAATTCTAATGATACTGATAGATATATAGAAGTAAGAGATTTTATTCAAGAAATATATGAAGGAAGTGGTGGAGCTGAACCAATTACTGCAACAGATTCTACTACCCCTGTAGTTAAAAAAGATAAAGACGGGAATATAATACCAGAAAAACCTAATATAAAACAACTACTTTTAAATGCATTAACTACAAGTTATAGTGATTTATTAAATCTTGCTACTGGGGGTACTAAAGAAAAAGCAGCATTAGCAGTTGCTTATAAATCCACTCAAGATTATATTAATAGTAAAGAAGGATTTAGTGAAATAGAAAATACTGTTTTAGCTTTTATAACTAAAACTAAAGATAAAATTGAAATTAGTGATTCTGTTATATACTATGAAGTATTAAAAAAACTTGGAAAAGATTATGACTCTCCAAACACTTTTGACTCTAATGTTGAAGATGCCTGGGAAGAATATGCTAATAAGAAAACAAATCATCCTGAATGGAATTTCTTTTAAAAGTTAAAATATTATGCCTCTACTATACAACTCCGATAAAGCTCAAGCATGCTTGAACACGTACCGAGAAGTATTCTCAGATCCCTTTAAATCGGGTGATGACAATTCTTTTACTGGAGATATAATATTACCTTTAGATTTTAGCCTAGAAATGGATGGGTTGAGTGGAATAATACCTCATTCTGCTTTTGTTATTCCTGTAGAATCTTTACCTAATTCATATCACGTTCAAACAGGAGATGATGCAGGTAAATCAAAAATAGCATTTATTCTACATACAGTTGATCAAAATTTTAGTAATAATAAATGGACTACTAAATTAACAGGTCAAACTCTTAACATTAGATTTGAGCCTTTAACTGAAGCTGAAAAAGCAGCTATAGCTGCAGCAAAAATTGCTCAAAACTCTTTAAGAGCCTATCAATTTGTTGGGGACCCACCAGGAATGCCTGGAGGTACTAGTATAACACAAGGAGGTACATCTAGAATAATAAAAGGAGTAGAATATAAAAATGGTGAAATGCCTGATAGTCAAATGAGGTATATATACAATTGGAAGAATTATATAGGGGATTGTAGTAGTGATGGTGCTCGTCTTCGTTTATATCTTGATGCTTCTTATGCAGTAGATAAATTACTTGCCGCTGCCGAAGCCAATATGGAAAATGGTAAAAAAGCCCCAATTAAATTTCATATAAACTCTTGTTTTAGAACATATGATGATCAAGTTAGAGTTTGGAAACATAATTGTCAAAATGCAATAGGGTCAGGTAAATGCATCCCTAAAAAAGGACAAGGTCAAGCAGCAGTACCTGGGACTTCTAATCATGGTTTTGGATTGGCAGTGGATTTCGCAAACCTAGGAAACTCTAAAATTTCCCCATCTGATCCTCGCTATAAATGGCTTAAACAAAACGCTGCCCAATTTGGATTTAAAAGACTTCCATGGGCAGGAAAAGATGAATCATGGGAATCTTGGCATTGGGAATATCAAATCTAAAAACTAAATAAATATGCCTCTAATATACAATTCTGATAAAGCTCAAGCATGTTTAAATACATACAGAGAAGTATTTTCAGACCCTTTAAAATCCGGGGATGATAATTCATTTACAGGTAATGTTATATTACCCTTAGATTTTAGTCTAGAAATGGATGGGTTAAGTGGGATAATACCTCATTCAGCTTTTGTTATACCAACAAATACCTTACCAAGTTCTTATATAATTCAAACCGGAGATGATGTAGGTAAATCTAAAATAGCGTTTATTTTACACACTATTGATCAAAACTTTAATAATAATAAGTGGACTACTAAGATAACAGGTCAAACCCTTAACATTAGATTTGAACCTTTAACCGAAGCTGAAAAAGCTGCAATTGAAGAAGCTAAAAAAGCCCAAAATTCACTAAGAGCCTACCAATACGTTGGAGTTCCTTCATCAATAACACCAGCACTTGCAAAAAATAAACAAGATGCTTATGATAGAGCAGAAGCTACTTATCCAGGATTTAAAGCTAAGTTAAGACAAGTAGCAGCCAATATAGGAGTTACTGAAGATGTACTGATAACAGTAATGTATAAAGAATCCGGAATTAGACCTACTATTAAAAATGATATAGGTTGTGTAGGATTAATACAATTTTGTCCTGATAAAGGGAAATGTTGTACTAAAACTATTAAAGGAATTACTTACAATCTTAATACTATTCAAAATTCAGGACTCGCTCAATTGGATTATGTTGAGAAATACTTTAAAGCTTTAGGATTCAGTAGTAGTAAACCAGCTACTGCAGGAGATTTATATGGAGCTACTTTTTACCCAATATCAAAAGGAAAACCTTCAGGATGGGTTATGGGTAGTGAAGAAAGCCCAGCATATGCTGCTAAAGTTGCAGCTCAAAATCCAGGTATAGCCAAATTTAGTACTGCTACTCTAAACGGTAAAAGAGTAATAGATAAAGCATCTTTTGAAAGATATGTTTATTCTTAAATTAAACAAAACATGAAATACTACCCATCTTCTCGAATAATTAAAAATCAACAATCTAATCCTTCTGAATTTACAGATCCTCAAGGAAAAGAATATATTGGTCCATATTATACTACTTTTAAAGGAGATTCATTTACTGGAGCTGATCCTACTAAAGGTGCTTCTATCCCTTTAACACCAATTGCTATAGATGAAATCCAACAAAGTATGGATCCTTTTACTCTTGCAAGTAGTAAATTTGATACTCTTAAACATGTTAAAAATAATATTCAACTAACAAATCCTGAACCATTCACTCCTCGTCCAACAGAAGCAGATTACAAAACAGGAAAAATAATAAGATACTTTGCTAGACAAAGAAATGGTACTACATTTAAAATAGTGGAAATATCAAACCAAACCCATAACAACTTAGTTAATAACACTAATGGAGCTAATTTTGCATTATGGAAATCTATTGCATTATTCTGGAGAATCTCAGGTCCACTTCATAACGAAAAAGTAAATAATATAACAACACGATCTGGTATAATAGACACTAATCAAAGAATATTAGATCAAGCAGAAAAAAGTTTTATCGGTATAAAACAATATCTAAGTGATTTACAACAATTTGCACGAGTAAGTTAGGTAATCTAACTAAAATTTCATATATTTATAACATATAAATTAATAAAAAAAAAATGGAAAATACATTTAACTTAAAAAAATTCCTTGCTGAAGGAATATTAACTAAAGAAGCAAGAGCTGAATATTATCCTCAAGAACTCCTTGATATGGATAAGGAAATAGAAGATTTAAAAAACAGATTAGATGCTGCCATAAAAGCTAAAAATAAAGCAAAAGGAGATTTTACTAAATCCCAACCATCTGTATCTGATGAAGAAGAATTCTCTGGAATGAGATTCTCTGATAAAAAATCAGGATATCAATTTAAAGAATTAGTAAATTTTATTAAATCCGAATATGCTGCAGGTAATAAAGATGATATTAAGTCTCTAGATCAAGCTATCTCTAACGAATTAGAATATTATACTACTCGTAGTAATGGGAATGATGGAAACTTCCCATCCATCTTAATAGGCCCTCCAGGCAGAACTATGTTTTTAGTAGTTTTAAAAACTCTTGAAAATCAAGATGAATTAGAAAAATCAACTAAATATATTAAAATAGGAAATTGGTATGTTAGACCATGGTAAAATAAAAATTATATTACAATAAATTTGGCTCCCATAGGGAGCCTTATTACATTATACAAAAATAAAGGTTATGTTTTACTTAATCGAAAATACCGAACAGTTATCTAAACTTCATCCTTACGGAGATTGTTATATAAATGTTATCCCACTTTCCCCACAATATCACCCTCTACTAACACAAACTTCCCTAATTTATTTCAAACAAATAGATTCAAAGGGATTAATGTTTACTATTCACCATAGTGAAGCATTTGCTGTAGATGAGCAAAAAGTAAAAGATTTTATCTTAAAACATGAAAATGTGTTTGTATTAGATAAAAAAATGACGGCACAACTCTTGGGGGAAGAATTTCTAGATAGTAAAGTAAAGGATTTACAACTTTTGTCACTGTCCACCTCCACCACCCCTCCGTATATACATGATTTTGATACTCATATACACACTCATTTCAAACAACTTTACGGAGATAAACCCTATTTAAACTCGATTATCCCAATTTCCAAACACTATCAAACTCAAGAAGCTATTTTTAGTGTTGTAAAGCATTTAATGTCATTTCCCGCCATAAACACGTATTATAACGATGAGTATGTTAAAGTGTACTATGGTATTGAAAAACAGGGTATCGCGTTAGATATGTCACTATTTAATGAGCATTTTAATCCCCAAAACCCAAATTTCTCAATTAAGGATGATAAAATTTATACTCAATACAATTTGTATAATTTTACCTCTAGACCCACTAATGCCTTTAATAACATTAATTTCGCGGCTTTAAATAAATCAAACGGCTCTAGAGAGGCTATCATCGCTCAAAACGATATGTTATTTGAATTTGATTACGAGGCATACCACCCCCGTATTTTAGGTAAATTAATAGGATACGAGTTTGATGAAGGCTCCATTCACACTCATTTAGGACAAATGTATTTTAAGACAGATATATTAACTCCCGAGCAATATCAAGCTTCCAAAGAATTAACTTTCAAACAACTATACGGAGGAGTGTTTGAGCAATACAAAGACATACCATTCTTTAAACAAGTAGCAGCCTATGTGGATATGTTATGGGATGAATTCAATTATGGAGGATATATTACATTAGTAGGAGGAAGACAATTATTTGCGAAAGATGTTATAAACCCTACACCACAAAAATTATTGAATTACCTGATACAATCAGGAGAAACTTATTATAATGTAAATTCTATAAAAGGTGTGCAAGATTATTTGGCTACCAAAAAAACTAATATTATCTTATATACCTATGATTCGATCCTAGTGGATTACCATAGGGATGATGGGAAGGAGGTATTGAAAGATATAAAAAGGCTATTAGAAGAACCGTTCGGGTTTAAAGTTACAGCAAAGTACGGAAAAAACTACAACAATTTAAAATAAGTTATGATAATTCAACATTCACAAGTTCCCTCACATATTTATTTGCAACAATCATACGAAAGTTCGTATGAATATTCAGATTATATGAACAAATTATTCTGCACATTCTCTAGTAAAGAGGATTTAGACGCTACTTTAGCTATTATACAAGGTCAATATAAAATCTTATTCAATAAGATCTTTATTCTATATATCAAATCAACAGAAGAGTATGTATTTACATACAACGTAGATTCAGTCAATATGACTAATGCATTATTAGATAATACTATTTTATTACATAGAAAGAAAGAATCAAATACTCTTTATACTATCAACGCTTTGAATGACTTAATCAAGTCTTTAAATGGAGGAATACTAGATAATAAATTTCCTATTGATTGGAAAGAATATCAAAACTGCATCTTGTTAACTCACTCAGGTGACTTAAGAAAATTAGAAACAAAAATCTACAAAATAATTACACTATAGCTTGGATACCCAAGATATTTTTATTATATTTACGCATACACAATAAGTTTTAACCATTAAATTAAACAGTTATGAATTTGAATTTGATTCAAAGTAAATTAAGCGAGATGAACACTCCTAAGGGAGGATCTCAAAAAGCAAATGAAAAAGCATTAAGCTTTTGGAAACCTACAATTGGTAAGGCCCTAGTAAGGTTTGTACCATCAAACAGAAATCCTGAAAACCCATTTACGGAATTATATTTCCACTATGGTATAGGAAAAAGAACAATTATTTCACCAACAAACTTCGGTGAAAAAGATCCAATTATCGAATTCTCTAAAGAATTACGTAAAACTAAAGAACCTGAAAACTGGAAAATGGCTAAGAAATTAGAGCCTAAAATGAGAGTTTTCGCTCCTGTTATCGTAAGAGGTGAAGAAGAAAAAGGAGTACGTCTTTGGGAATTTGGAAAAGAAATTTACCAAGCTTTATTATCACTTGCTGCAGACGAGGATGTAGGAGATTTTACAGACATCATGGAAGGTAGAGACATGAAAGTTGAAACAGTAGGACCAGATAGTACAGGTACTGCTTACAACAAATCAACTATTTTACCAGCAATGAAAACTACTCAGTTGAGTTCAAACAACACTGAAGTAGAAAAATGGTTAGCAAATCAACCAGACCCAACTTCATTCTCTAAAAGATATACTTTTGAAGAAATTAAACAATTTTTAGTTGAATTCTTAAACCCTGAAGAAGAAGCTCCTAAAACAGAAACTGCTGGAGATGATTTTTTAGCATTGCCTAAAACACAAGCTGAACCTACACCAGCACCAGCACCAGTAGCTAATAAAGCATTTGCTTTAAAACCCAAAGAAACAATCGCCGAAGACGAATTCGAAGATTTATTTAAATAATCTATGGCCAAACAAAAAACAGATAGCCTTTCCGGTAAAGTCGGAAAGGCAATTACTGGGACTTTCTCACTTGATAAGTTTAAAGCCGGTAAAAATTTAGGACAAAGTTCATCTAATTTTAAACCACAAGCATGGATTAAATTTACTGAACCTGTTTCTGAAATGTTAGAGATGCCTGGTATCCCTAAAGGTCATATTACATTAGTAAGAGGACATAGTAATACAGGTAAAACTACATTATTAATTGAATCAGCTATTGAAGCTCAAAAAACTGGAGTATTACCTATTATCATCATCACTGAGATGAAACATAGTTGGGAACACTGGTCAGCAATGGGATTTGATTTAGGTGAAACAATTGATGAGAATGGTAATAAAGACTATAAAGGTTTCTTTATTTACGCAGATAGAGAATCTTTACAATGTATCGAAGATGTAGCAGCATTTATGGCTGATTTATTGGACGAGCAAAAGAAAGGTAATTTACCTTATGATCTATTATTTTTATGGGATTCAATTGGATCAATTCCATGTAAAATGAGTATTGAAAAGAATTCTAACTCACCAATGTGGAATGCTGGAGCAATGTCTCAACAATTTGCTAACTTTATCAATCAAAGATTGATTATGTCTCGTAAAGAATCACAACCTTATACTAACACAATGCTTTGTGTAAATAAAGTATGGGTAGAACCAGCACTTATGCCGATGGCTCAGCCAAAATTACGGAATAAAGGCGGTGATAGTATGTTTTTCGATGCCTCATTTATCATTACCTTTGGTAACGTAACTAGTCCTGGTACTCAAAAAGTAAAAGCAACTAAAAATGGTAAAGAAATTGAATTTGCTCTTAAAACTAAAGTATCTTGTGATAAAAATCACGTAACAGGTGTAACAGCAAAAGGTACTATTATTAGTACAGCTCACGGGTTTATCAAAAATTCACCTAATGAGATTTCAAAATATAAAAAAGAACACTCTAAAAATTGGGCTAGTATCTTAGGAAGCGATGATTTTGATATCGTTGAAGAAGAAAACCCCGATTTCGTTGGAGTAGATACATCAGAAATATAAATGAGTTATAAAGATCTTTTAGATAATATTAAAGAAGATTCACAAACCGAAACCCTACACTTAAACAGTAGGGTTTTGTTAGTGGATAGTATGAATATGTTCCTTCGTAGTTTTGCTGTCATTGGTAGCACAAATACCCAAGGTACTCACATTGGTGGTATGATAGGATTCTTAAGATCACTAGCTTATACAGTAAATTTGGTACAACCCACAAGAATTATATGTGTTTTTGATGGACAAGGTAATACTACAAATAGAAAAAATCTATACCCTGAATATAAAGCTAATCGTAAACTAAAACGTATTACAAATTGGAATTCATTTGATGATTTAGCTGATGAATCAGCTTCATTATCCCAACAAATGTTAAGATTAGTAGATTATTTAAGACAATTGCCAATTTCTATTATTACTCTAGATAAACTAGAGGCAGATGATATGATAGGGTATCTAGCTCCTAAATTTGATAGCACAGTTATTGTATCAGCAGATCAGGATTTCCTCCAACTATGTAATGATAAAATTCAAGTATACTCTCCTATTAAGAAGAAATTCTATGGTCCAAAAGAAGTATATGATGAAATGGGACTTTGGCCTCAAAATTATATCAATTATAAAGTATTGATGGGTGATAAATCCGATAACGTTCCTGGTATTAGAGGTTTAGGTGATAAAAAATTACAAAAATTATATCCTGAAATTTTTGAGGAAGGTAAAGTATCATTAAAAGAAATTATTCAAAAAAGTTATGATAAAGCAGAAGAACATGGTTTATATGGCGATATTTGGAATTTCAGACAACAATTAATGATCAATTTCAAATTAATGACTTTATCTGAATTAAACATTCCAGAGTATGATAAAGTTGTATTGAATGAACTTGTAGATGAAGATCCTTACACATTAAACAATCCAAGATTTTTACAATTACACAAAAGTGATTTATTAGAAAGACAAATATCTCCCAACGTAGAATTTTGGTTATCGAATAATTTTTCGTACCTTACTCAATATAAACACAAAAAATAAAAGTTATATAAATGGTTGCATTTGCTAGTTTAAAGGATTACGGTCCTACATTCCAAGTTAAC